GGGATGGGCGCATCAGGCTGCGCCTGGTTCCCGCTCAACGCGACCGAGTAGGTCGGCGACGGCTGGTCAGGTGTCGTCGGCGGCTTCAGCGGCAGGAAGACGTTGGCGGCCACGCTCGCCGAGATCGCCCACAGCGGGTTGCCGGTGTAGATCGACAGGATCGCACCGGCGATCTGCAGCAAGCCGCGCAGAGCCTCCCGGTCCTGCGGATACTCGACGAACTCGACGACATCGCCAGGCCGCACGCGGTACAGCGCCCAGTCCTCGCGATGCACGTAGTCCGGGCCGCCGTTGACGCGGCACACCAGCAGGCCCTGCGTGTCAGGGGCAAGCTCGGCCAGCGTCGCGCCGATGTGCACGGGCCGCATGTCTTGCGCACGCAGGCCGGCCAGCGGGTTCCGGCACACACCCACTACGGGAAGAAAACTCACAGTCGCCTCCAGATCTCGAGGTCGCCATACCCCTCGGCAAGCACCTCGGTAAGGGTCTGCAGCATCACGCAGCCCACCGGGCCACGAGCAGACTCGTAGCCATTCGCATGCAGCACGTACAGCTTGCCCTGCACGTCGATCATCACGCCCACATGCCGGCCACTGCGCCCGCGCATGAGCACGATGTCATCGGCTTGCGCCGGCTCCTGCACGCAGCGCCAGCCGTGGTGCTTGACGATCTGCTGCATGGCGCGCACGTTGGTGTCGGTGCCGACATACACCTCCGGCAGATCCAGCCCGTAGCGCAGGAGAAAGACATCCCGCACCAGCCCCCAGCAGTTGAAGGCGTGCGGCCCCATTGCGCCGCTGCGCCATGGCTTGCCGATGTAGTCGTAGGCCCAGTGTTTCATCGCGCGTATAGCCCCGGGTATTCGGTCACCTTGAACGTCAGCTTGGGGATCGCGATGTTCACCGGATCACCGAAGCTGGCACGCAGTACGACGTGCGTGTCAGCCACACGCACGCGGTCAAGCTCGAGCTTCATCGTCGGCAGCCTGGCCGGGCCCGTCAGGTCGTTGCTCGCGTAGAGCCGCTCGATCAGTGTCCAGGGCTCAAGCGAGTTGCGCGCCGCCTTCAGAGCCTCACTGACCAAGCCACTGACGTTGCTGATCGTCAGCGACACCTCAGGGGTGGCGGCGACGTCTGACTCTTCCGGCGGCGTCGGCTCTACCGAGGCTGCGAGGAACGTCACGTACGTGCTCGGGTTGATCGGCGCCGTGGCCTCAAGCTGCGCGGTGATCGATTCGTGGTTGCGCACGAAACGCACCGGCGCGCTGAGCGTGGGGTGGTAGAGCTCGAAGGCCGACAGCACCGCATAGGTGACCGGTGCATACGTGGCCGACTGGGCAAGCGCTTCGCTGAGCTGAATGCCTCGGTACTTGGGAAGGTAGGTAGGCATCGATCACCCCGAAAGCGCGCCGGCGCCACGCAGCGTGACGACAGCGTTGACACGCCACACGGCGTCACCGTCCTGCTCGTTGCCCACCTGCTGCCACGCCGGCGTGCCGACGAACTGCCGCACGTGGCTGCCCCCGCTGGGCGCCGTCCAGGACGCTGTGAACCAGGCCGCGCCGTAGCTCAGGTCGTTCTGCCACCAGGCCTGGAAGATGGCGGCCTGAGCCGCGGTGAGCATCCAGGTCACGCGCTGCATCGCCTGGCGATCGCGCTGCGCCAGGCGGGACTCGCGCGGCCCCAGGCCGGGAGAGAAGCGCCGGCGCTCCTCGGCGGTGACCGGCGCCACTTCCGGATTGGGCAAGGTGCTGGGATAGCTCACAGCTTCACTCCCGTGACGGTGGATGTGCCGGCGGCCGAGCCGCGCGCCGCCCAGCGGCCCACGCCGCCGACCGTGCTCGTGCCTGCAGCCTGGCCGCGGTTGGCGAAGGTGCCGGTCGCGGCCGTCGTCGACGTGCCGTAGGACAGGCCCACGTTGTCACTGCGGGCCTGGGCCGTGGACGTGCCGGCCGCCGCGCCCGTGCCCGGCCGGATCGGCACAGCCACGGCCGTGGACGTGCCGGCGGCGCTGCCGGCACGCGCCACGTTGGGCGGGCTGCGGCCGTTCCCTGTGCCCACACCGGCGGCCGTGCCCACTGCCGTCACGATGCTGGGCGCCGGCGGCAGCAGCGCCACGGTGATACCCAGGGACAGCTTCTTGTCGACCTGCGGCGAGGCGCTGCCCAGCAGCGCCGCGGTGACGCCCAGACGCAGCGTCGAGGGCACCGGCGCGACCGTGGTGCCCGTGCCGGTCAGCCGCAGCCGGCCGCTGACACGCCAGTCGGCAATCTGGCCCGGGTTGGCCTCGTAGGGCTCCTCCCACTCGGCCGTCCACCACAGCAACCCCGTGCCCTGGTTGGCCACCTGGGCGGCAAACTGTCGCTTGCCGGCCTCTAGGATGTCCTCGTACCAGTCGTCGACGGCGGCCATCTGCGCTTCCGTCAAGTCCCAGTCCACGCGCACGATCCGCGGTGCCGTCGTGAATAGCCGCCGCGTGCGGCTGTGACCGGCCGCGAATCGCACCGTGGCGAACACCGGAACAAGCTCGATCTCGTGCGGCGCCGAAAGAAACGGCGGCAAGCCGGCAGGCACAGTGAGCTCAGGCAATGCCATAGCCAACCTCCGGATCAATCTCGAATTGCAGGCGCCACACGCGGTTCAACCCCAGCCGGCGGATACGGCCAAGCGCAGGGCCAATCGGATACTCGACGGCGTAGCGGTCTTTCTGCTGGCGCACATACAGCATGCCGTCGCGGATGTACGCGAAGATCACATCGCTGAAGGCGTTGTTGTAGACGCGCTTGTCATCCATGTGCAGCTTGAAGCTAGTGACCCCGACGTAGGTGTCCGTCTGAAACTGCGCAGTCAGCGAGTTGAACCAGTAGAACTTCGTCACGCCCTCGGTCATGTACGCCACCGCTGGCTGGATGTTGGTGTCGAAAGCGAGTGACACCGCGGTGATGCCGGGCGCGGTAGCGATGACCGTCACCGGCGAGCCGCTGACCGGCGACACCTTGACCGTCGAGTCCTCCACGTAGCACTTCCACAGCTGGTAGTCGCGTCCCAGACTCGCATCGTTCAACGCAACGCCGCCGCGCTCGTAGCTGATCATCAGCTCCGTGTCGGTATCTTCTGGTGCCAGAAACTCCGACACCAGCGCTGTATCCGATGCGACTCCCTGCGGCATCACCATGATCAGTGCCGTGCCCAGGCTTGCCGCAGCGTCAACGTCAACACGTTGGTCGATGTCTTCGGGATGTTGGGCGAGAACTCGATCTGATTGCGACTGAACGAACCATTGACGATGATCGCAATGGACTTGATCCCACCGGCCAAATTGCCTTGTGAGATCGAAGCGCTGATCGTGTAGTCCCGATAGAAGGTGCCATTCACATACGACAACATCGACCCTACGCTCATAGAGGCTGCAGTGCCAGAAGGGCCCCCTGATGTGGTGGTACCCAGCGCACCCGTATACGCAGTCGCCTGCGACGGGTTGCCCATGTACTGCCCAGAGTTGTGCAGACTGATCCCGAGTGTCGTGGCAATGCTGAACCAGCGCGCCGTGTAGTTGTACGTCGTCCCGCTGATGTCCACCGTCCCTGTGGAATCAGTCAGCTGCGGGTATGCGGTTAGCCGGTAGGTGACTTGAAGGATCTCACTCGAAAGGACCGTAATGGTAGTGGGCGAGCCACCGCCATCCAGGATGCGCGAGCGCGAGAACAGGGTCGAGGCTGAAGATGCCGACCACCCAAGGCCCAGCTCCGCCATGTTCCCCACGACTGCACCCAGCGCGAATTCATAGGTCGACGTGGCCTGTGTCTCGTAGTTCGGTGAGCCTGCATTGGTCAAGGACTGCGCAATTACGTTGTTAGTCGCAGCGGACTGCGAAACAAGTGCGGTGTCAGTGAACGCCGGGGTAGTAGTGCCGGTACCAATTCGACAGAAGTTGCCCACCGCACCGGCTTGCTGCCCGATGCGATCCATCCCAAGATTGGTGATGAGATTCGGAATCCAATCCGACTCATAACGAACCGACCGATCTGCGCGCAAGATGCGCAGCTTGTAGTCGCCCTTCAAGCCAACTTTGATGCCTACCTTGATGGCGGTCATACGAGAGTGCCTCCAACTGGAACTGACGGAGCAATGTTGATTTCTTCAGGCGGATGGCTGTAGGTGACCAGTGTCTCCACCAGCGTGCCGGACAACGGAATCGACGGGGGAACGTCGAGCAGCTCCGGCGTGACGTGGTTGTACGTGACCAGCACCTCCACCAGCGTGCCGGACTGCGGAGTCGACACCAGAACGTCGAGCAGCTCCGGCGTGACGTGGTTGTAGCTTTGCAGCGTGCTGACCAGCGTCCCAGACAGCGGGATCGACGGCGGCACATCCAGCTCTTCGATCGGCCACTGGATCAGGTACCCACCTACCGGTACCGATACGATCATCTCCAGCAGCTCGATCGGATCGAGCGGGTACAGCCGGCTGGTGTAATAAATCCGCTCCAGCGGCTGCAGCCGCACCTCGCACGTCACACTGACGCGCCAGGCGCCATTGCCCAAGTGCGCCCAGTGCGGTGTGGCGATCATCTTGCGCTGCGCGAACTTCCAGCCCTGCGGCAAGGGCCACACCGCGATGAACCACTTCGTGCCGTAGTTGAGATCGTTCGCCCACCAGGCCGCGAAGATCGCCGCCTCTTCCGCGGCGAACATCCACGTCAAGTCCTGCAGGTACAGCCGCGCACGGTGCCCTGCACGGGTTTCGCGCACGCCCCTCGTCGGCCCAACCACGCGCCGCTCGTCCGCGCGCAGCGGCCCCAGCTCCGGTCCACGCAGGATCGGAGGGTAGACGTGGTGGTTGCCGGCGGCCATTCACTCAGTTGCGCCGCGGCAAGCGGCCCGTCATGTTGACGCCCTGCGACTTGATCGCTTGCGCAGTCGAGCCACCCGTCACGATCTGCCGATTCACCTCGGCCACCACCGCGCGCACCATCAGCTTCATCTCGCGCTCGCCGTTGGGTTTGCGGGTCTCCGTCTGCGTGATCTGCGCGCCGTGGTTCTCGATGACGATCGAAACGTTGCTGCCACTGCCGGCGCCCTGAGCCACGACGCCCAGCGAGCCGTCGGGCCCGCGGCGCAGCGGCATGACAGCCTCCGGCCCAGCCTCGCCCAGCTCGCCCAGGGCCATGCCACCACCCTTCGCGAACTGGAAGATCGTGGGTCGATGGAACACGTCGCCCTTGGCGTACTGCTGCACGCCGCCCTTGAACGCACCGCCGTCAGCGAGAAACAGGCCCAGGTCCTCCATGCCGAAACCGAGACCGGTGCCGAAGCCGCCGCCAGCGAAGTTCCCCAGCCCGAGGCCACTGCCGTTGAAGAGGCTGCCGATCGAGCTGAAGAGACCGCTGATCGAGCCGCCCGAATTCAGCAGCTGCGCGATCCAGCTGCCCAGCGCGCTGACCGCGTCCATCGCGCCACTGCCGAGCTGGCGCAGACCGTCGACCGCCGGGTTGGCCGCGTTGCGCACATCGTCGAACATGCGCTTCGCATTGGTGGCGAGATTGCTGAAGGGGTTGTCCTGCGGCTGGCCACGGTCGCTGCGCGCGAAGTCGCCGGTGGACGTCTCCTTGCGCTGGCCGTAGGCAAGGCCCGCCACCGCCTTGCCGAAGTCGCGGAAGTACGGCGCGATCTGCTGCTGGTAGACCTGCTTGGCCAGCTCATCGCGCATGAAGTTCAACAGGTCGCGGCCGCTCAGCTTGCCGGTCTGCACGAACTTCATCCACATGTCCTGGCCCTTCTGCACGACGCCAGTGATCATGTCGTCGTAGGCCTTCTGCATCGACCGCATCGTGTTCGCCCACTCTTCGGCGTCACGCTTCCACTGCGGGGCCACGCTGCGCGTGGCGATCTGCGCGGCGCGCGCAGACTGCACATCGCGCTGCTCCTGGATGCGCCGCAGATCTTCCTCAAGCTCGGCCACGCGGGCGCGCAGCTTCGGCACGATCGGGTCGTTCTCCGCTGCCTTGTCGATGTCGCGCGTGAGATCGCTGATGGCAAGCTGGGCCTTCTGGATCAAGCCAACATACTTCTCGGCCTCGGCGTTGCGCGCGGTCAGCGCCGCCTGCTCTTCCGGCAGCAGGCGGTCGTACGCGAGCTTGGCGTCCATCTGCCGCTCCTGCAGGTCGACACCTTGCCGCAGCTTCTCGAGCTCCGCATCGAGCGAACGGTCCGCACGGTTGGCCGCACCTTGCTCCTTCAGGTCGGCGATCTTCTTGCGCTGCGCCAGCTCCAGGTCAAGCCGCTTGAGCATCTCGTCGATGGCCACTGCCTCGGCGTTGCCCTTGCTGACCTTGCCCTCCTTGGCCATCTGCCCGCGCAGCGTTTCGAACTTCGTCTTGTAGTCCTGCAGCAGCGCCAGCTCGGCGTCGTACTGCCGCTGGGCCAGGTCCTGCGAGCGCAGCGCATAGCCAGCCTCGGAGATCAGCTTGCCCTCGTGCGACTTGTCGAGCAGCTTCTGCTCGAAGGCGTACATCTCCTTCAGCGTCTTCTCGCGCTCGGCGTACTCACTCTTCAGGTTGCCGGCTACGCTACCGGCAGCTTCGGGCTTGACCGGGCGCACGTTCTCGCCGGTGGGCTTGGGCGCATTGGCCTGCGCATCGGCAGCGCGTGCCACGCCCTCGCTAAAGGTGCGAAGCTCATCCAGAGACTGGCCGATCTGCAGCTTCAGCTTCAGCGCATCGCTGTAGGCCTTCTGCGCGACATCCACCTCACGCTTGGCCTGCACGATGTATGGCAGCTGCTCGGCGTCGACACCGCGCACCGAGGGCTGCGCACGCATCTGCGCCAGCTTGTCCCTTGCGGCGCTGAGCTGCAGCTCCTTCAGGATGATGTCGTTCTCAACGCTCTCCAGCGCCTTCTTGCCGGACGCCTGCGTATCGTTGAAGTCCGACGTCGCCTTCAGGCCCGACAGGGCAAGCCAGTTGTCCTTCGTCTGCTTGACCTGCTGCTGCAGGTTGGCCAGCAGCGCCCGGTTCTGCTCCATCGCGTTGGCCTGCGCGTTGTTCTTCTTGCCAGATGCGGACGCCCAGTACAGGTCCCAGGCCAGCATGCCGCCCACCAGCAGGCCGCCGATGACCGGGATGAAGCCTGCCAGCCCGCGCAGGCCCTTGGCGGCCGCCGAGGCGCCCGCCAGCGCGTTGGCCTCCGTCGCCACGGTATCCGCGGTCTTCGCCGCCGTCAGGCCACGGTAAGCCGCCGTCAGCGCGCCGATGCCGCTGGCGGCCGCGGTGAAGAGGTTGCTGGTCAGCATCGCCGCCTTCCAGGCCAGGTAGGCGATCGCGAGGTTCTTGATCGTGTCCAGGTGCGTGACGAGGTACACGCCCAGGTTGCCCACCGCCACGGCCAGGTTCTGCACGTTGGCCTGGAACTGCGGCGAGCCGAAGGTCTCACGCAGGCGCGTGGAGATCGACAGAATCGCCGGCTCGAGACCTTGGAAGGCCGAGGCAAGCGAGGCCTGGAACGAGCTGGCCACCGAGGCCATCTGGTTCTTCGCGGTCAAGCCCAGGCGCGCCGCGGCAAGCGCCTGGTAGCCGAACGACTCGTCGATCTGCTTGCGGATCGCCGCGAGCTGGCTGATGCCCTGCTGCCCTTGCTCCTTGGACATCGTGTTGTAGGCGTTGATCAGCGCCACCAGGTCCTTGCCGCCTCGGGTGTTCGACAGGTCCTGAATGAAGCGCGTCTGATCCGGGCCCTTCAAGCTGTTGTACTTGCCGGCCAGCTGCTCGATCAGCGGCAGCAGCTCCTTGATCTTGCCGCTCTGCGGATCAAGCGCGTCGATCTTCCAGGCGATCATGTTCCGGCGCACGATGGACGTGCTGCCCGACAGCTCGGCGTACATGTTCTTCAGCGCCGTGCCGGCCGCCGTGCCGCGAATGCCCAGCTGGCTCAACAGAGCAAGGTTGGTCGCAACGTCAACCAGCGACTGCCCGTACAGCACGTGCACCTCGGAGGCCGACTGCATCGACTGGGTCAGCGACTCGACGCTCGACAGCGACACCGCCGCCGCCTTGGCGATCACGTCGCCCACGCGACCGAAGCCGTTGGCCGAATAGCCGAAGGCCGTGGCGATCTGCACCATCGACTGCGCCGCGCGATCGATCGTCGTCGTGCCGGCGATGGCGAAGTTCATCACGTCGTTGATCGCCGTCTTCTGCTCGGCCACCGACAAGCCGGCCAGCGTCAGCTGCTTGAACGCCTCGGCGATCTGCCGCGGCCCGAACGGGCCGGTGCGCGCCATCTCGAGTAGCTGCTCGTTGAGCTGGCCCACCGACTGCGCCGTCTCCTCGCCCAGGATCTTGACGACTGCCAGCTCGTGCGCCACGTCGGCGCCGACCTTCACCGTCTGCACGAAGGCGTTGGACAGCGCCGCGCCGGCCAGCAGCGGGCCCAGGTTGCCCCAGGTCAGGAACATCGCGTTGAAGCCGCTGGCCAGGCCGCGCGCCGCGCTGTGGCCATCGCGCATCGCGTCGGCCATGCCCTTGAACTTGGGCGTACCGTCGGCGGCCACCTGGTTCGCCCCCTGCCCGGCGGCCTTCAGCGCCTGCAGGCTGCTCGCCGCCGATGCCGCGCCGGCGGCCGTGGGGCCGAACGTCGCCTCGACGTCCTCCCGCGACCGGCCAGCATCGAGCTGCGCGCGGGCGCGCACCTGGGTGCGCAGCTGGCCGCCGGCGTCGCGCGCCTGGTAGGCCGCCTCCGCCTTGCGGATCCGGTCGGCCGCCTGCTTCAGCGCGTCCGCCTCGCGCGCCGCCGCGGCAAGCTGCTCCTCGGCGATCTGCAGCGAGCCGCGCTGCATCTTGGCGATCCAGGCAAGCCGGGCGTCCTGCTCGCGCTGCGCGGCGCGCTCCATCGCCTCGGCGATCTTGAGCGAGCCGACCTGCAAGCGGGCCTGCCAGGCAAGTGCGCCGGAGGCGGCCTTGGTCGCCGCCTTGTCCTGCTCCTCGGCGATCTTGAGCGCACCGGTCATCATCTTGGCGCGCCACGCCAGCGCCGCGGCCTGCTCGCGCGCATTGGCCGCTTCGATGGCCTCGGCGATCTTGAGCGAGCCGACCTGCAGCTTGGCCTGCCACCCCAGGGCGGCCGACGCCGCCTTCGTGGCGGCCAGCTCCTGGCCCTCGGCGATCGCCGCCGAGCCGACCATCATCTTGGCCTTCCAGGCGAGCTTGGCGCGGCTCTCGCGCGCCTCCGCGGCCTCGATCGCCTCGGCGATCTTGAGCGAGCCGACCTGCAGCTTGGCCTGCCAGGCCGACGCCGCGCTCGCGGCGCGCGCCGCGGCGACATCCTGCGCTTCGGCGACGGCGGCCGAGCCGACCATCAGCTTGGCCTTCCAGGCGAACATCGCGTCGCGCTGGCGCGTGCCGGCGATCTCCGCGGCCTCCACCAGCTGCGCGGCGCCCACCATCATCTTGGCCTTGAACGCCGGGATGCCGCTCTTGCCGTCGGTGCCGCCCTTGGCCAGCGCCTTGTCGAGATCCTCCGCGCCGGCGCGCGCCGACGCGGCAGCCTTGCCGAAGCCCGTCTTCAGGGTCTCAGCCAGCTCGGTGAACGCCGTGCGCTGCGCCTGCGCGATCTCGGTGAACTCGTTGCGGAAGCGCTTGAATTCGGCCGTCAGGGACTCGAGCGAGCCCAGGTCGGGCTTCGAGACCTTCAGCGCGGTGAGGTTGCCCCGCAGGCGCTCCAGCGCCGCGTTGAGACCGTCGATGGTCGCAACACCGGCGGCGGTTACGCCGAGCTTGACGGATGGTCCGGCCATTTACGCTTCCCCTTTTCCTTATTGTCTTCGGAAGCGGGTTAGGGAACAACTGCAGACTTGGATTCGGTGGCAGTGGCGTCCGAAGTCCGTTTTGCCATTTCTTCCCGGTATGCACTATCCATACCCTGAATGAAATAGATCAGCCGGTCGCGTTCGTCAATGCTGTCGATGCCGTAGATCCAGAAGAAGTGGGCAAGCTCGCCCAGGCTGATCGGCAAGGGCATGCCGTTGCTGTACTGCCGGCTGCTCGACAGCGTGTGAAAAGCGTTCTGGATGAACCAGAGCCCGTCCTGCAGCTCTGGTTGGTTGGTGAGCGCGACGGGCGTGAAGCCCGTCTGCTCTTCAAACTCGAGCAGGGTTTCGATCTGCGGCCCCCAGGTGATTTTCCACCGGAGGCACTCGATCAGTTTCCCAGCTGCTCCTGCTGGCTCTCGGCCTTGAAGGCTTCGGTATCGTCCGCGAAGCTGGCGACCAGCTCACGGAAATCCTTGACCGCGAGCAGCTCCTTGGCCTTCTCGAAGCTGTATTCGATCGGCACGCCGTTGCTGGTCAAACCCTCCCAGCCGACCAGCAGATGCTTGGCCATCGCCTCGATCGTCAGCTGCATCGACTTGTCGCGCGCCGCCTGGTTCTTCTGGTCGAGGATGCGCTTGTAGCGCTCGTACAGCTGGCTGATGAGCGCCTGGTAGGCCTTGTTCGAACGGCGTGCCACCTTCACCTTGGAGGTTTCGTCCAGATCGAACCAAACCCCCTCGACTTCTTTCTTCTCGTCGGTGGCAAAGGTCTTGAAAATGTCCATGTCGAAATATCTCCGTAGCGAAAGTGCCCGCAGTATAGCAAACTCGGTAATACTGGCAATCGGGCGGGAAGAAAAGCGGGGCTAAACCCCGCTCTTCGAGTTTCTCCGGTATTAAGTCGCGGCCACTCCCACGCGGTCGATGATCAGCGTCTTGCGCAGCGTCGCATCCGCATTGCTGTCGTCCGACAGGGCCATGAAGTCGAAGGTGGCCATCAGGTCCTGGTCCTTCGCACCGGCGACGATCTTGCCGTTGGACAGGTTCACCACCGGCATCGTGAAGACGTAGCCGTTGCCGGCCTCGTCCTGCGTGGCGATGATGATCTGCGTGTTGGTGTTGGCGATGAACTTGTCGTAGATCGCACCGTCGGCGAAGTACACCTCCAGGCTGCCCTTCAGCGCGATCGTGCCGTTGCCCACGCCGACCAGACCGAACGTGCCGATGGCCTGTTGCGGCCGCAGCGAGTTGTCGTAGTCCAGCGAGAGCGACTTGATGAAGCTCGAGGTGAGGGGCCCGGTGCCCTCCCACAGCTGGCCCACGCCGGTCACCGCGTTCTGGATGTTGAACGCCTTGGACGCCGCGGTGCTGCCGGGCAGGCCCGTCACGCCGGAGCGCGGTGCGCTGGAGCCGAGGAATTCGAACGAGCCGGTGGTCAGCGCCGCCGACGCGAACTTCAGGCTCAGCTTGCTGGGCGTCATGCCCTTGAACAGGAAGAACTGCGTGACGTCGTTGTAGGACTTCTCGATCGAGAAGCTGGTCTTCGTGGTGCCGTTGACCAGGCGCGAGGTCTGCAGCGCGCAGTTGGCGATCGGGCCGGCGGCCACCAGCGGCGTGCTCGCGTCGAGCGTGATGACCGTCGACGTCGGCGACGTGATGGTGGACACGCGCAGCAGCTTGCCGTCGTTCGAATCGGTAGGCGCCAGCAGGCGGAACCACTGGCCCTTCTTCAGGGTCGTGAAGGCGTTGGCACCGACCGGCGCCGCGCCCGCGGTGATCGTGGTCGTCGTGAAGGTGCCGCTGAAGGTCGAGCCGACACCGTTGGTGCCGTAGACCGACCAGGCGTCCTGCAGCGTCGAGGCAAAGAACGCATCGAACTCGTTGTAGCTGAGCTCGAAGTTGAAGCCGCCACCTGCTTGCGCGCCCACCGGCACCTGCGAGCTGGTCTGCCGGTCGGAGCGGATCTCCTTCGACGTCTCCTTGGTGACGTCGAAGTTCAGCGACTCACCGGTCATGCGCAGGTATGCACCGTTGCCCGCGACCGGCGTCGTGCCGAAAACAGATTCGAGAATGTAGGCAAGCTGTGCCCGGCTGGTCGAGGCAAGGGTCGGCATTCGGTTCTCCAGTTAGCCTTCGCTATTGGGATTATGGCTTAGATACGGGTTACGGGGCAACTCTGTCATACCACATTGGAATGATCACTGGGAAGACTTCCCAACCCCTTTTCGAAAAGCATTTGTGCGGCACCGCGGCGCGCGTGCGCAAGGGCCCGAGGCCGGTGTCCTTGCGCTCGAAGTACGGGATGAAGTGGTCGCGCAGCCGGGCGCCGTCGGCGAAGCCGGCGTTCTCCTTGACCATCGCGCTGATGACGATCTGCCCCACCGAGCGGATCACCGGCTTGGGGTTCAGATCGGCCTGGAAGCCGTCGAGCCAGGCCACCTCCACGCACACGTAGGGGTCCTGCTGCACCGACAGATCCACGAGGTTGCGGTTGCTCAGCTGCAGCTTCAGTGCGAACGCGCCGGCCCACGCCGCGCGGGCCACCTCGGCGCGCGCTGCCACGGCAAGCTCTGCGGTTTCCAGGCTCATAGCGGGTTCAGCACCTCGTACTTCGCGGCGGTGTAGGCCGCCATGGCCACGCGCCCATCCAGCAGGTTCACCGGCCGGATGTACACCGTGTGCGCCTCCACCTCCGGCGCAATCTCAGTGGGATTGTAAATGTAAATCTCATCGAGATAGCTAAAGACCAGCCCTTCCAGGCGAGCCTCCGAAATCTCAATGGCATTTAGGTCACCCATTCGATGCGGTTGAATATTGGCATTCCCCCACATCAAATCCTTTTCGGGAATGGTCTGCTCTGTTTCGTATTGGTTATTCACACCGATAAACCAATTCGCAGCCAAATTGCCGGACCACTGCGGCGTGGTCCGCAATATATCCCGGAACACGATTTCCACCAGCCGGAGATATTGCTGGTTGACGTAGCGATTTAGCAAACGCTGTTCGGCATCCAATTCCGAAATGAATTGGTCGATGCCGGACGTGTCGATGTCAAGCACGGCGGCAGTGCATCAGCCAGGCGTCGAGCTCGGCCTCGACCGACAGCACGCGCCAAGCGATCGCACCCAGCATGAACTTGGCGCCCACCACGGGCGTGATCGAGGCCTGCGGCACCAGCACCGACACATCGCCCGGCTCGGCGCGCAGATCGGCCGAGGTGCGCAGGCGGAACAGCTTCGTGTAGTCCACCACCAGCCCGAAGACCGAATAGTTGAGCGCGGGGTAGCTGTCGGTGGCCGCATCGAAGTTGCCGTTCTCGCGAAAGAGCAGCGTCTTCTGCGTGGCGAAGTCGATGTCATCGCACTGCGCCACCCGCAAGCCCTCGACCGGCAGGTAGGTGTTGCGTGCGCGAAGCAGCACGCTGCCGCAGCGGAAGAAGGTGCCCGGCTCCACCGGCTCGCCCGGCGCGATGAAGACCGTCCAGAAGTTGTCGATCTTCGAGTCGGTGGGCACGTTCACCACCTCGCGGAACCACTGCTTGTGGACGTAGGCAAGCGTGCCGGTCGCCGACATGCACGCCTGGGCCGGCGTGAGCACCGCGGCCAGGTCGGTCGAGCGCTTCATGTTGTAGACGCGCCGCAGCACCTTGCCGCCGAAGGAGTCGGGGTTGCCGCTGCCCACCAGCCAGCGGTCGTTGTAGATCGAGACGACCTGGCGCGCGGGCACGGTGTCCTCGTCCGTCAGGACAAGCGCGCGGCGGCGCGCCGTCGCGCCCGCCGCGGAGTGGTCGTCGAAGCTCGAGAAGTGGCAGTTGAAGACGTACTCGCCGGTGTAGCCGTCAAAGGCCTCGGCGTCGTTGAAGCGTCGCGCAGCGTCGCGCAGGTCCATCTCAGGTATCCGTGACCGGATCCGTGGCGATGCCCACGGCAAGGGCGAAAACGGGCGCCACCGCCGTCGCCAGCGTGGCGCTCGAGTCGATGGCCAGGTAGGCCGACTTCAGGCGGGCCAGCATGACGTTGTAGCCGGCCTCCACGCTCGCGCGGGTGCTCTCGTAGGGGTCCGCCGCGCGCTGCGCGCTGGTGTCGCTGGCGCTGATCACCTGGGGGGCGAACATGGGCTGCGAGCCCACCAGCTGGCGCGCGACCGAGTAGGCCGCGAACACCTGCATCACGTTGTAGAACAGCTCCTGCGCGGCCGTCTGCGAGCCCGCCTCGGGTGCCGGCAGCGCGAGGTAGTCCTCTTCGATGCCGGTGTTGATCTCCCGCAGTTCGAACTGCAGGAGCCGGTGGTACATCGGCAGGTTGATGACCCTGTCCGGCAGCTCCTGCTCAGCCACCGCGAGCACTGCGCGCACTTCGTCGGGGGTCGTGAACTGGGTCAGCATCGAACGTCCTCAGATGGAGACAAGGCCCGCTGTGGCGGGCCTTGCGAGCTGGATCAGGCCTTCGCCTTTTCCTTGGCCGCCGGGGGCGGCGCATCCACCTTGGTCGGGTCGTCGACCAGCTTGAAGATCCCCGCAGCCTCTTGCATCTGCACCCACGCGGTCGGCGTTGCCTTCGTGGTCACGCCCGGCTCGAAGCGGGTCAGCGTGTTCGGGTCGACCAGCGGGAACTTGGCGATCGAGTGAAGCCAGATGCCGTCGTGATCGGCGATCTTCAGGGTGGACTTGCTGCTCTTGCTCATTGACGAGCGGCCCCGCTTGCGCGGGGCCGGTCCATTAGGCCGCGGCGATCACCAGGGTGTCGAAGGCGTCGTTGTGCAGGCGGTAGCACATCTCGCCGAACTGCAGCATGAAGGCCTCGGCCTGGCGCAGGGCGTAGCTCTCGGCGGCTTGCACGTTGGCCGAGGTGTTGCGCACGCGGGCGATGGCGTAGCGGCTGTCCAGGCCCAGGATCGTGCCGGCCGGCAGCGGGCCGCCGTCGGTCGCGTCGTCGACGATGAACACGTTGACGTCGCCGACGACGTTGTTCACCACCCGGCCATGCGCTTCCATGCGCGGCAGCAGCGTGTCGATCGCGGTCAGCGACGGACGGCCGGTGCGGCCTTCGATGTGCTTGAGGTAGGTGGCCAGGTCGCACATGACCCAGTCGATCACGCGGTACTTGCGGCGGCGGTTGAGCCACTTCAGCCACGCGGTCTGCGTGTTCTGCGTGTTGGCCGCGGCATCCAGTGCACCGGAGTTGACCGTGAAGCCCAGCGAGGCCAGCGAGCCGGTGTTGATGTCCAGGTCACCGGCGTAGAAGTCGCTGATGTAGCTGTTCACCCAGGTGTCGCGCTCGACGGCCAGCTGGCGCTGCACCGACATGCCGACCAGGTCCAGCGTGGTGGCCTTGAGGGCTTCCTTGGAGAACTCCATGCCCAGGGCGTACGTCGGGATCTTGCGCGTCACGTCCGAGGTCGTGAACTGCATCATGCTCGCCGGGCCCGCGAGCTGCGCGCGGCGCGAAGCCAGCGCGCTGTTCGGCGCATTGGGCTCGCCGCCCGGCGCGGCCGACATGCTGATCTGCGGCTGCTCGAAGCGGTCGTTGTCGATCGCCAGCTCGGTCGCGATCATCTTGTCGAACTGGACCGCGTCCATGTTGTAGTCCTTGACCAGCGCCGTCTCCATGTAGGCGATCAGCGCGGCAGGGAACAGGGTGCGCGAGGCTTGGCCGGTGGGCGAGCCGAACTGCGAGCTGTTGCCCGACACGTCGAAGCCGGCGGTGCCCGCAAGCACCTCGGCCATGGTCGGCGGCCGCAGACCGTAGGTCTCCTTGGCCTTGGCATCGGGCACCACCAGGCCAACCGAGGCCAGCATCTGGTGGAAGGTCGAGCCGTACTTCAGCGGGTCGGACGGGTACTCGCGATTGATGTACGCGGCCACGCTGATGTTCGCGGCATCCGCCTTGCGGTAGATGTCCGGCGGAACCTCGAGGTCCTGCAGCTTGCCTTCGACGTCGTAGAACTTGGCACCCATCTTGGTAGCTCCTTGGTGTATGGGGTTGGGTGGGTGTCCGGAATCAGACGCGCTCGATCAGACCGACCGTGCCGACCGCGCCGGTGCCAGCCGAGCCGAGCGACACGACGCGCCAGGCGAACATCGCGACCTTGAGCTGGTCGTTGACGTCGCCCACCGCGCCGGCTTCGGTCACGCCGGGCTGCTGCGTGGCCTTGGTGACCTTGGCCGGCGTGTTGGCGCTGAGCGCGGTGTCCTTGGCCACCACGGTGCCGCAGACCACGTAGTCGCCGAGGGCGATCGTGCCGGTGCCGGGCGTGGCTTGCAGGCCGTCGAAGGTGACGTACTTCTGGCCGCTCTGCTGGACCGAGCCGATGCCGAAGCCGGCCGACGTGGCGTTCTCGACCGCGACGATGTGGCCCTCGATCGGGTCACCGGCGGCGCACAGCACGTAGTCGGAGTCGACCGTCAGGCTCTGCTTGACGAACTTGCCGATCTCGGTGTCCTTGTACGGCGCCGACACGGCGCCCAGCTTGGTCGTGATCGGCGTCGGGTTCGGGAGGGTGACACCCCGGAGAAAGGCACGCGACATGTTGGCTGCTCCTTAGGCAGATTGCTTGGCGAGGGGAACGAGCGCGCGGAGCAGCGGGCTCACCTTGGCGGTGGGCTTCTCTTCCGGCTTCTTCTCGAGATCGGTGACGGGGCTGGCTGCCACGCCGCCGACCTTGAACTTGGCGGCGAACAGCGCCGACAGGCGCTCGTGTTCGGTGACGATCTGCGCCGCGCCCAGCGTCTGCGCTGCGTCGGCCGACCCGCCCAGGGCGATGCTCATCTTGCCGACCGAGTTGCGCCCGATCTTCAGCAGCGCTTCCTGGGTTTCCGCGGTCGTGGCGACCTGCTTGCGCAGCTCGGCGAGCTCGACCTGGGCCGCGACATTCGCTTCTTGGGCCGTCTTCAGCTCGGTGCGCAGGTGGGTCACCAGCTCGGAATCTTTCGGTGCTGCCGCAGCTGCAGCAGCAGCTGCCGCGGCTTCGGCCGCGACGCGCGCTGCTTCCGCATCGGCCGCCGCTTGCGCTTCAGCCGCCACCCGGGCCGCCTCGGCGGCAGCCGCTGCCGCAGCAGCAATTTCTTCGGGCGTTTGCGAAGTCACATCCAAATTGGCGCCGCATTCGAGTGCAGCGGCAATCTGTTCGGCAGAGAGATGGGCTTTCGGCATTGAGTTAACCCCTTGGACTTGGCGCGAATTGTGGCCATACCCTTTCTTCTTGTCAACCGGCGCAAGGGATTTCGCAAGCGCAATTGCACCTTCGAAATTCGAAATCTTGTCGACCATGCCGATGTCCATTGCCTTTTGGCCAATGAATTCTCGACCCTGACCGAGTTTCGAATCTGCCACCGAGACGGAGATTCCGCGCGCCGCGGCGACATGGCCGAGGAAGATCTGGTAGATCTCGTCGGACTGAGCCTGCAGCTGCTCCTTGGCCACGTCGCTCAGCGGCTCGTACGGGCCGGCCAGCGCCTTGTACTTGCCCGAGCGGATCACCGTGTCGGTGATGCCCGCCTCCTTGCGCATGTGCGAGGCCTCGGTGTGCACCCGGATCACGCCGATCGAGCCGGCGACGGTCGTCGGGGTGATGACGATCTTCTTGGCGGTCGAGCCCAGCCAGTAGGCGCCCGACGCCAGGGCGCCGTCGGCATAGGCGACGACCGGCTTGAGCGCGCTCACGTGGCGGATGAAGTTGCTGGTGTCCGACACGCCGGCGACGGAGCCGCCCGGCGAGTTGATGTCCAGCAGGATCGTCTCGACGCTGGCGTCGTTGACCGCTTGCACCAGCGCATCCCGGATGTCGTTGTAGCCGGTCACGCCGAAGTAGCGCATGAAGCCGGCATTGCCGGAGATCAGCGGGCCCTTGATCGAGACGACCGCCACGCCGTCGGAAACCGACAGCATCGACATCTCGTCGTCGCCATACCCGCGCGAGCCGGCGACCATCATCTGCACAGCCTGTTCGTAGGCCGACAGGACGATACCGAAACCGGCCTCGGAACCGAGCCAGAGCTGAGGACCTTCAAACATGGCGAAACTCCATTCGAAAAGTATACGGCATCAAGTCGCAAACTCGCTTGGCAAATGCTGCGAAGCAAGCGGCAAATCATACGCCTTGCCGTTGGAAACCACCCGAACACCTGCGTAACGTCCACTCCAAATACTGATGGAAACGCTTTCTCCATTCATATTCGGAATCGGAATCGTGAAGGTGACGATGCCCGGCGAGACCGCGACACCCACCGCCGTGCTGGCCGCAGCGGCTGCGCCGATGGCCTGCACCGCGCCGAATGCCACACCCGCTGCAGCGCCGGTGCCCGCCGCTGCGCCCACAGAGAGCGCCACCGCCTGGCTGGCGGCCAGCACCGCCGCCGAACCGGCACCGCTGCCCAGCGCTTCGGCAAGCGCTTGGAGCGCGCCGGCCACGCTCGACGTGCCCGCCGCGGCGCCCGCGCCGAGGATCACCGTCACACCGACGGCGGTCGCGGTCGACACACCCGCCGCCGTGCCGGTGCCGGCAGATGCCTGACCACTGTCCGCCGCGGCAGTGGAGCTGCCCGAGCTCGAGCCCGCGGCAAGCGCGAACGACTGGCCGGCAGCCGCGGCGGTTGCCGCACCTGCGGCGGCCGCCGCCGCGATGAACAGGGCCTGGCCGACGCCGGCCGCCGTGCCAGCACCTGCAGAGCCGCCGGCGTAGGTGTTCGCGTTGACCCCGCTCACCTGGCTGGTGCCAGCTGCGGCGCCCACACCGATGCCCAGCGCCTGGCCGGTCGCCGCAGCTGCACCTGCGCCCGCTGCAGCGCCGGTGGCAAGGGCCTGAGACTGGCCCACCGCCGCGGCTGCGCCTGCACCCGCTGCAGCGCCGGTGCCGACCCCCGAGGCGCCGCTCACACCCGTCGCCGCACCGGTACCGGCCGCCGCGCCAGTGGCAAGGGCCAGAGCCCCGCCCGTTGCGGCCGCCGCGCCCGTGCCTGCAGCTGCGCCTGCGGCCAGCGCCTGGGACTGGCCCACAGCCGCCGCGGTGCCGGTGCCCGCCGCCGCGCCCACCGCGGTGTCGATCACCTCCTGCGCGGCATAGCGGTGCCGCAGCCAGATCGGCAGCACGTTGCCCAGCAGGTCCGGGCTGCGGAAGGACGAATTCGATTCGGCGCTGGCCGCGCCGGCGCCCGCCGCCGCGCCGGCGGCGAGGGCCTGAGACTGCCCCGTCGCCGCAGCTGCGCCTGCACCAGCTGCAGCGCCTGCAGCCGAGGCCAGGGACCAGCCCGTCGCCGCAGCAGCGCCGCTGCCCGCCGCGGCACCGGCGGCCAGCGCGAGAGACCGGCCCACCGCAGTCGCAGCGCCTGTGCCAGCTGCAGCGCCGTCCGAGGGCGAGCCCTGCGCGACAGCGGCCGCCGCGCCGGCACCCGCCGATGCGCCCGCGCCGCCCGCCAGGGACCGGCCCGTCGCGGTGGCCGCG